ATGTTGAATTTGTGTTTTTCTTACTTCCTTACTAGCTTCTATCTCAGCAACTTGTCTGTTTTGTCTTTTTTCAAGATGAGTTGATAGTGCTTTTGTTGTATGACTAATAAGTGTTTTTCCTAATAAACTCCAAATCATTTTGCTAACCTCATTTTTTCTGATAATTTTTTTGCTCTCAAAGGTGTTTGTTTAGCCCACAAACTATCCATCATTTGAAAACTAGCCTCACCATAATCTTCTCTGTTCAAAGCTTTCCACATTTTTTTAAATTTTGCACAACCAGTTTTTCCCATTTGAAAAACCATCTCTATTATGACTTCTTTTGCAGTATCGTTTATTGGGTTAAGATTTATTAATTGTTCTGCACCTTCTAATGCCTTTGCAAAATCTTTTTCAAATAATTCTTCTAATTGATCTTCTGGATAGCTAACACCTGGTATAAAATCATCTTGTGGTGTTATTAAATGTCCATAACCAATTGTAGCTTTTCTTTCTGAACAAAAATATATTTCTGATCTAAACCCTTCATGATCTTTTATTTGTTTTTTAACTTCTTCCCACATATACAATCCATACAAGTGCATAATCCATATCTGTCAGCATGAAGTTCGTCATCGCAATGACATTTATGAAAGCACTTTCTGCAAATTATCTTTCTTCTACGTCTTATTCTTTTAATTGGTGTTGGATCGTCAAACCAAATTAGTTTGAAAAATTTAATAAATTTATGAAAAATATTAATCTTCATAATCCACCAACCTTAATTTTATATTTAATTTTTTTTGTAAAAGTGTTCTGCCTCTACCAATACGTTTCTCATAATGAGGCTTTTTTAATTTTTTTCTATAGGTTGCAGTTTTAACGTCTAGCAACTCAACAACACCATCTTGATCAACAATTACTAAATCAAAAGGACATTGAGGGTCAACTGCTTTTGCAACCATAAAACCTTCTTTCAACAAATTTACAATCTGTTGATATTCCCCAACTGAACCTTTTATAGATTTTGTTAGCTTAGAAGTTTTACGATTAGATTTAGTGCTGATCCTATACTTATTGTTAGGATTACCCATAAAATTTTAAACACAGCATCAACTTTTTTATCAAGATGAGCTAAGTGATTGTCCTTAATGGTTGTTATTTTTGAGTGAATTAATTTTATTTCACCTTGTAACTTTATAATTTCTTGTGCGTTTTTTTGTGATGGAGTTGGCATTAATCTACATTCTCCTCTTTGAATTTTTTTAAAAGTTCCTCTTTATTTAATTCTAAAAATTCTCTTACAGCTCTAAAATTATTTTCTGCTTCTGGAGTGTTTGTTTCATCTTTAATAAGATTATCAGTCAATTTTAAAATACTATTATAAACTTGAAAATTTGGAGCTGTAAAATCTAAAGAGTTCATCACTAAATCTAAATTTTTTGGATCACTTAAAATTCCAGATCCTTTTCTTGCTAAATAAATTAAGCCTAAACCTCTAACAGGGTCATTAAATGTACCATAACCAAGTGCAACACCACCTAAAATTGACTTACTTCCTCCAAGAGTTGCCCTTCTGGCTACAAATTGAGAAACATCTGGTATCGTTATTGAACCATGATTTTTAGCAATGTTGAAAAAATTATCTAATTTATCAATAGAAAGTTTTGAATTTTTTAATAATTTTTTTATAATATCTCTACCACCCTCAGTGTTTAAACCAAGTAAATCCTCATATTTAAATGGATCAAACATTAAACCATTTGTTCCATTGTCTATTAAAGATTTGTCATAAGCTTTTTGAAAAACTTTTCTTACAAATTTATCATAATTTTTTTTACCAACTAATGCACTTAAATCATCTAACAATAGAGGTGTTAAATTTTGATTTTTTAACAATGCTTCTCCTAATTGATCTGCATAAAGTCCACCTGGTTTTTCAAACCCTGATCCAAACACAGCTTTGTCAACTCTTTCAAAATACTTTGCTGCTCCCCTTTCGAATATTTTTTGACCTCTTATGTTTGTTAGTTTTATTCCATCTTTATTTGCTCTATCCCTCATGACTTTAGTAATCATTGAGTTTTCTAAACCATTTGAAAAAACTTTATTTGCAAATTTTAATTTATTTGCTAAATCAACCATATCTCTTACATCAACTACTTTAGAAAATTGTTTATAATATTCTGGTTTTGTAAGGAGATTTAAATCTTTTTCAATTCCAGTTTTCATGCTTAAAATTTGTGATAAATCATAACCCTCTTTTTGTGATAATTTAGAAAATTTATTCATATCTCTAACAATTGCTTTATATTGAGCAATATTTATAAATGGATCTATATTTTGAATAGACTTTGCATATTTATAAATTGAATCTTTTTGTGGTGATTTAGTTGTTTTACCTTTAATTCTAATCAAACCATCTTCAACTAATTTTACATAAGATTTAGCAGCATTTGAAAAATTTTGTGTAGATATAACTGGTTCTTTAATTTTAGAAGCTGTTTTGTAAAAATCATCGTAAAAAAAACTTGTAACTCTTTTAAATTCATTTCTTGTGGCTTTTGCTGCTTCAAACATATCTATTCCTAAATTTGTTAAAGTAACATTTGGAGCAAATGTATTTAATGTATCATCTGCATATTTATTTAATATGTTTGCTTTTGCAGCAAATTGTTTTTTTGTAGGTGTTCCAACAAAAGGAAAAACACCAATAACTCTATTATAACCCTTTGCTAATGGAGTGCCTGTATCACTTATTGATAATGGAAATCCAATAGCTTTTGCAGATTGATATAATGATTTGGTTTTTGCATCTTTATTTACTAATTTAGACTTTAAATATCTCCCTGCTCCTGGAATTTTAGCAAAAAGAGTTTGAAAAACTGCCTCTCTTTTTAAATCTTTGAAAGCAGTGGATAATTGACCTTCTAAAGTTCTTGGTTGATCTGTTAAAAATCCTTGAACAACATCATACAATTGTCCAGCACCTGCTGTGGATAATGTTCCTGCTGTTACAATACCAGGTAAACCTAATGGAGTTCCTAAGACTGACCCAAACACACCTCCAGCAGCTTCAAAAGTTGGTCTGCCACCAATAAGCTCTAATCCCTCTGGTTTTTTTTTGTTTAAATTTAAGATTGGTCTAGTTTGTTGATTTGAATTAGAATTTGATGGATTATCTTGATTTTCTAAATTTTTTAAAGCTTCAATTATACCTTGCTGCTCCTCAAGAGTTGGAGCGTTACCAGCAATCTCAACTTGTCCTAAACCTTCTACATTAATTATTGCCATTATTATTTATACCTATAAATACCATCTTCATCTAAAACTAAACTTTTTTGAACCATCCCAATTTTTTGATTAAATTCTTTTCTCTTTTGATCTAAAATATTATTTATTCTTTCTTCACTAAAACCTGCTAACTCAAATTTTTGTCTAGCATCATCTTCTAATTCATTGTAGAGAGTAGAAAGTTTTTGTCTTACAGCAACAACACCTCCAAGTCCTTTGAAATTTGTATCATCTTTAGCATCATCAATCATATCTTTCATAAGTTTACCTTGTGGGTTTCTAACTCTTGCAACATTAATTGATAATGAATTCATCAACTGATCTAAAGTTGAAAAATCTTTGTTTTTTAAAAGATTTTTTACATCATCATCTATTTCATTTAATTCCTCTGCATCAGTACCAAAAACAGACTCAAATTCTTTAACTGCATCAGAACCTAATTTTAAAACTCTACCAGTTGTACCAAAAATTTCTGGACTGGTATTTGTTAAATCAGCAAAATTCAAAATCTTATCAAGACCTTTTACAGAATAATTACCACCAATAACAAGATTATCTCTTTTACCTTTTTGAGCTATAGGTGATGCTGATTGAAAACCCTCACTTGTTTTTGCTATAGATGCTATGATTGCTTCTTCGAATCTTGGATCACCAGGAAATATATTTGCTGCTTCAAGTAATTGTAAGGTTGGATTTAAAGTATCTTTTCTTATTTTATTTACAATAATTCGATTATAAATATCTCCTTTTTGAGGATCTACTTCCTCTGCTAATTTTTGAATTGGTGTTCTGGTATCTTTTTGATCAAATTTTGATAAAGAATATCCTTGAGATGAAAGAGTAG